GAATGTAGAAGGAAGTTGCTCACCAGCAGCGGCTCGATCCCCCGCAACCTCAATGTCCATCTGTTTATAACCATCTATCGTAAGGCCCCGTTGAGGGCCGTAAGTTGGATGGTTATAAGTATAGAAGCCATCCGCATCTGGTGTTGGCCCCCCTGCAAGAGGTACATTACCCGGAGGTACATTACCTAGTAGTGCCTTACCCTTAGCGCGAGTAGCGTCTGTGATACTACCAGCACCCAATGCTCCTGCAATTCTTTCTTTATATTGTTGTTCAAAACCTTTAGTTGGCCCCTTTTCAATCATCCAACTTAACCACTCGTCTTTAGAGATGGTCTTGTTTTCGTCTTTATCTACGCCTTGTTGTGCAAAAATACTTAAAGCTTCTGGCGTGTACTCTTTACCATCATAACGTGTGCCTGAAAGCACATTTGGTGCTGGTTGAGGGCCAATGCTAGGCTCTTGCTGCGCCGCCTCTCTTGCAGCATCTCCTTGCTCTTGAGTTGTACCCACTCGCTCATGGTAATCAAACCAATTTTCTCCTGCGCGCTTGTCATCAGAGGACGGGTCGAAGTTACGACCTACACCACCAAGGTCATTAGGCAGGTTGAAGATGCCTCCACCACCGGGAGTGGGATAACCTCCACCACCGCGAGAGTAAGGGTCTCGATCACCGGGAGAGGGATAACCTCCGCCGCCGCGAGAGTACGGGTCTCGATATATCTCGTCTGCGCCTCCGCCTCTACCGCCTTTGCCACCACCACCTCCACCACCGGGAGAGGGATAACCTCCGCCGCCTCCCCCGCCGTAAGGGGCGGGGTAGAAGCCACCGTCACCACCACCTCTGAACCTGTCAAGCATATTCAGCGTTGTGTCAGGCCTGTTGGGGTTCATCAGGCTATTTGGCCCAGACAAGGACTGAATCAAGTTCTGGCTCCTCATAGGAGCGCCGTAGCCCTGATCTCTAAAGGGTATGTTGGTTGGGATTACCTGCCCCATGCCGCCCCCCTGAATTTGCCGCATGTTCTGGTTGCCGTAACGTCCGCCACCACCTTGGGGCATCATCGGCGCATATCGGTCAAACCTTTGCTGGTAAAAAGGAGAAGGAGCGTATGGGTTCCTGTAGCCGCGAGGCATTTGTTGCTGCCTTGGATGAAAGTTAGGAAGCCTTTGATTTTGTGGATAAAACTGTGGAGCCAGATATCCGGGAGAAAACCCTCTACCTTGTTGATTGTATGGGCCGTTATAGTAAGCGTCAGGCGCTCTTATCATCAGTTCTTCTCCTATGCATCAGCTAAAGCTAACATTCTTGATTCTAGTCGTTCAGCCCTTTCAGGCGTTTGTTTTGCCCATCTTGAATCGAGCATTTCCATTGAGGCCCTTTGCCACTGATAGTCTTCGATAGCGACTTTAAAGTTCTTGAATTTTCCTAAGCCGCCCTGTCCAAGCTGAAAGCACATATTAACTAAAATGTGCTGGGCTTCTTGCGGGAGTTCTTCCCAGTTGCTATAAATCTTCTCACATCCATCAATCGCAATCTGGACATCCCCTTGAAAGAGTTCGTAGCACCTATCTTCTGAGATGCGCTGGTCATCAGCAACATCAGCACCAATCCCGTAAATATGCAGGTCATTTTCTACATCCGTGCCAAGAACCTTATGACCTATTCCGACTGTTTTATGGTGTTCACTACACAAATAAGCATGAAGCACCTTGCCTTCATCGGCACATATTTCTTCATATACATCTTTAACATCAACTGTCATATCATCTCCCGTTATTCTGGGTGTATGCCTGAGCACCAAACCAAACACTTATTAAGCCGCTGACACTCACGAAGTATATACTCGACATATCTCCTAAAATAGAGGCGGCTTTATCCAGCCCTAGAAGGTCACTTACTACCACAAGTGAGGGATACAGTAACATCCCTGATAGCGCCAACCAGCACATATTCCGCTGGGCATCCGCCTTTTCATGTGTCGCCTCTAGCTGCTGTAACCGTGCAGTTGTTTCAAGCTCCTCATCTGAAACTATACCATCCCCGTCAGCATCGTATTTCGCATATACACTATCTGCTTCTAGCTGTTTAGGGGCCATGTCACTTCCGGTAATTTCTTCATCTTAACGTAGTTGAGCATGTAGTGGTCTTTGATCGCGCTCTCTCGCTCACCAAACTCGACCAGTTTGTTGTGCCTCCTGCACATCCCTAAAACTGGCACTATATCCTTCCCATGTCGGTACTGAGTCACCGGGACGGTATCCAGTATCTTCAATCGTCCACACCGAGGAGCCCCGAAGGTTACAATTTGCTTGGGTGGGATCTCGTCCCTTACCATTAACGCGCCAACAATAAGGGCTACCGCGCCCCCCAAGCTATGCCCCGTTAACTCTATGCTCTTATGATCAATGTCCTCCTCTAAACACGTTGAGGTCACTTTATTAACAAGCCGTCTGCTGGCTTTGAGAAATCCTGCTGGGCACCAGCCTAGCTCTCGCGTCCAGAGGGGGAGAATGCGTATATCTCTTATTGCGTCCTTGGGTTCATCAGTGCCTCTAAATGCAAACACGTTACCCTGTACAAGTACCTCTATGTTCGCTTCCTCGAAAGAGCTTTCTTGGTAGCTTTCTCCACAGATGCGGCTAAGTTTCTGGTGACTAGTCATCGTTGATAACCCTCTCCTCTGGATCACGCTCACAATCTACATGGTCAGAGCTGCGTTTTATCTTAAAGGCACCATTTAGGAAAGGTACTGTGTTAGGTACCTCAAAGCTGTACTCCCTCGTCCCACATACTTGTAGAGATGAGCACCCAGAAATAAACAAAAAGCTAATCAAAAGTAAGCGTCCCATAAAAATCCTTACAATTAGAGGTATTTAGCTAAGAATACAGACGCCAGAATAAACGGGTAAACTCCCCAAATAGACATTTCCATCCTATCCATTCTTTGAGACCCCCGTTCTAGCCGCTCCTCAATAGCTTTAAATCGAAGCGCGCATTCCTTCTCATGCGTTTCAATTTTGGCGAGCGCGTCCTTAACCATTATTCCTTCGCCTTACCAACATTTATCGCCAGCAGATCGACTATCTTGTACGCCTTAGCAAGCATTGAATCATCTTTCGGCGTAGGAGTCACAGCAGCAATCGCGCTGCATGACGCAATTAAAGCCGTGAGAATATTTATGATTTCTATGATCTGATCCATGCTGATGTCCTATTATTCAGTGTCGTTGAGGGGGTTTTCAAGTATCGTCATAATCTTTTGTTCCAAGTCTTTTCTTAGCTCTCTAGTCTCTGTATCCATCTCTTTAAAACGGGTATTCATACCACGCTCCATCGCATACACATCATTTCTAATTTCTCTTTGTGTGTCTGCTGATGTCTTATCAGTAGCTCTTGCTAAGTCCATTACTTCACTAGTCTCTTCTCTTACTATATTAATATCCTTTTTGGCTGTATTAATATCTTCTCTTGCTGCGTTAATATCTTCTCTTAAATCAGTTTTAATAATTTCTGTTAATTCTGTTAGTCTGACAAGTTCTGCTTGTATTGCTTCTGGCTTTAAACCAGCTAATGCCTCTTCAGCAACAAGTAGCCTATTATACAGCTCAAAACCTCCCCATAGACCACCAATTAGTGTACCTAACAACGGAAGTATAAACAGCATTTTACTGCCGCTCATTTTTATTCCTTCATACTCTACCTCTGCCATTTCCCGCCCTGTTGTTTTTACTCCCGACTATATTGACTGTGTATCATTTCTTGTAGTTTTTCTTGAGTTTTACCCGCCATCCTATAAAAACTCACTACGTTATCAACAGTCTTCTGCCCTTTATATACTTGCGAACTATCATACCAACTTTGCTTATCTGCCAATTGTGCTTGTGATGTGTACTCGCCAAACCCCGCAGAATACCCTATATACGAGACAGCAATAGTTTGGTCGCCATAATCGTTAGTATTCTCGTTGTCCTGCTGCAATTTGTTTAATTCTGTTTGTAAGTTTGCCGCTATAACAGTTGAACTAACAGAATCCGCTAAACTTTCTACTGCGCTTGATTGTCGTTGCTCTTGAAACGTAGGTGCTTCAACTTCAAACTTAGCGAAGTCTGGTGCTGTGTTACTTAAAAATTGCCCTATTGATTGTCCTGTTCCCAAAGCATCATCAAACGAACTCTCAAAGTTTTGATCGGCTATTGTAAAATTAGAACCATCATCAAATGTTAATTCTTGTTGTTCTTCTTCTTGTTGTTCAGCTACTTCGAAGGCAGTTACCGCAGGGCCAGAATCAACTATTTCTGCTACCTGTATCTGCACTTGCCCTGTAGATTGCTCTTGTTGTTCTACGACAAAAGTATTACCTGTGGATTGCGTTATTTGTTCTTGTTGAGAACTTGTGGCCGCAACACTACTACCACTACTACTTGAGTAAGAGTTTGAATCAAAACTACCGCCTGTTGTACTACCTGAACCCTCGTCTAATTGTTCTTGTAAGACTTCAGCAACTGTTACTTGTTCTTCTTGTGTACCCCCAAAATCTATTGCCGCTACAACTGCTTGTGT